GGATTAGATTATGATAAAATGCCAATAAAAGAAAGACTAAAACTTTATGATGAAGCATACACAGGTTTGTCTAAAGATTCGACCTCAAAGAAATTTTATAAACCAGAAGATCCAGAAGATTTTGCAAAAGGCGGTATAGCACGTATCGGTCTGAAAGACGGAATGAACAGAAGAACGTTTTTAAAAATATTTAGTGGTCTTGTAGCTCTGCCTATCATAGGTAAAGTTTTAAAACCATTAAAGGTCGGTAAAAAAGTAACTCAGGTGCCAATCATCAAAACTGGTGATGTACCTGGTAAACCAGAGTGGTTCGATCAGTTGGTCAACAAGGTTATACTCGAGGGTGATGATGTCACAAAAAGATTTGCAACCCAAGAAAGACAAATTATTCACAAGAAAAAAATCGATGATGAGACAAGTGTTACAGTAACACAGGATCTAAATGATGGATCTATTATGGTTGACGTGGATGATCCGATAAGAAATGTTATGGGAGAGAGTGGAGATGATACATCAGTAATGATGATGCTCAAAAAAAATCCAGGTGATGAATCAAATCCAGCTGGACCCGACGAGTTTTCATTTACAGAGGCTGACATGAGAAACTACATGGATGGACCTGATGATTACACGACAGAGTTTACAGAGAACACTGTTAGAAAGATGAGCGATCTTACATCCGATCTAGGTAAAATTAAAAGTTATGCTACAGGTGAAAAACCTACAATGAAACAATTTATAGAATCTAAAAAAAGACAAGATAAAGTTAGATTTGCAGAAGAGAAACCAGCAGAGTATGCAGCAGAACGTGGCCCTGAAGTTGATTATGATCCAGAGCCAGACTTTGCAGCAGGCGGTATTGCCAGAATGTTAGGTGAGTAATGGAAGACCTGCAAGATAAAATCATAGAGTTGATGGATCTTTTCGACGGAGAGGTCACGACAGCAGACAAGATAGACAGACCACAGAGAGCATTAGATAGAGAAGCGTTTGATGATTTCATGAAACGTAATCCAATGGCCGGTGGTGGTATGTTAGTGCAACCAGGTTTTGGTGGTGCAAGACAAGGGTACAAGGATGAGAATATTAGAAAAACTAGAGCTGGAGTAGAGGTTTCTGATAAAAAAACAAAAGTTTTTAAATATCCAAGAAAAAATTTTCAAGGCAAAACTATTTATTATAAAACCCCTCAAATTACTAGAGAGGGAATTGAAGGAATTCCAAAAAATGTAGGTACTAAACTATCGCGACCACAAGATGGAAAACAGTATCAAGTATCAACTAGAGACAAAAATTATTTATTTAAAACAGAAAAACAAGCAGTTGATTTTTATAACAAGAATATAAAAAAAGGATCCGGTGCTCAAATAAAAGACACATTTGATAAACAATCAAAAGAATTAAAAGAATTTTTTAAGAAACCAGAAATATACAAGCGTTATTATGATGGCCCTTTAAATGCTTCTTCGATTGATAAAATTTGGTTAAGTTTAACTTCAGCGCAAAAAAGACAAGCTAAACAATTATTAGCAACACAAGGCAAAAATATTAAAGAAGCTGCTAAACTTACAAAACAAGGTTATATAAGAGTAACCGATCTCGCTGATGAATTAGGAAGAACAAGTTCTCTTGAACTAATTCAAAGTATGAAAAATTCTCAAAAGTTTAAAAAATTATTTCCAAATTATTTAGATGGTATGATTACTGCTTCTAACAATACTAAATGGATAAAAACAACACCATCAACTTTAATTAAATTAAAACAATGGGCTAATGATCCTTTACCAAGCGGTTTAAGAGAAAGCACAATTAAAAATGTCCAAACAGCTTTTAAAGATAAAAAATTAATGGATTATTGGAAAAATTGGAAACCCGGAACTCCAATTGATCAAAAATTGATTGATAGTGTTCATGGTAAAAAAGGAAGTGCCTACACTATGATGCAACTCGGAAGAACTTTACAGGGTAAAGAACCAATAGAAGGTGTCAGAAAAAATGTAGCGTTAGGAAATAAAATTATAGAAGCTGTTCGTTATAAAGCAAAAGAATTTGGCGATTGGCACACAGCGGCATATAAATATGCAAAACAAGATATGGATACTTTTTTACCACCGGGAAAATCTGGAACTACATTTGCAGACTATCAAAGATTGCTTACTAAATCTTTAAACGATGTTGGATTAGAAGGTTTTCAAGTTGATGAAATTAATGCACTTCGATCTGGCGTTAGAGGTGGTACACAACCTTACTCTGTTTTCTCACAAATATTAGAAGGAAAATATAATCAAGGATTAAAAAGAAGATTTGATGGTGAAAACGCAAAAAATCAAATGAAACTAAATAAAGCTTTATCTATGGGAGATAACGAAACTATTAGATTTAGACCCAAAGGAGCTTCAAACGCTATAACAATGGGTAAAAAAGATTATGTTAACTACATACTTAAACTTCAAAATGATCAAGTAGATGATTTTTTTACTAAAGCACCACAATTAAAAGGTAGAGTATCTTTACCTAAATTTGATTTAAGAGATCCCAGAACAGTTTACGGATCTAGATTTAATACCTTTGATCCAGGTGTACAAAAAGCTATTTTAAAAAATTTTCAAGAAGTTGGGTATACTGTTGATGTTGGTAAAAAAGCTCTTACTCAAAAAGAATTATTAACCGAATTAACTAGTGGAGATAAAGTAAGACTTGCAAGAATAGGTTGTCCAGGTAAAGCAACAGGCGGGCGTATTGGATATTTTGAAGGGCAGAATCTAACAGCGTGTGCGATTAAGGGCGCAGAGAGAATAAAAAATGATCCTATAAATTTAACGGGTGGTGATCAACAAAACTTACGCGCTCTTGGTAAATCTGTAAAAGCCGTAAGATTTTTAAAAAATTTTTTGGGCCCAGCTGCAATAGCAGGAGAATTAATATTTGAAGGAGGCTTTGCTGCAAATAAATTTATGAGCGAAGGTGTTCCACTCAAACAAGCACTCGGAGAGTCTTACATAAATAAATTTGTGCTTGGACCAAAAACACAAATAGATGTTGAAGCTGAACGTGCAAAAGAATTTGCAAAAGGTGAAGAGTTTGCAATGGCAGAACGGGGTAGAAGGATGAGACCGTTCATGGCACAAAGCGCAACAGCTGATGCACAGAGATTAAAAAAACGAGAAGAAGAAATGAAAGCGTTGTACCCACAATTAGATATGGTAAATTTATCTAACAAACAAATAGATGAATCACTAGCTGCTCAAGGAGTCTACAGTCCATTTACTTTAGGTTTTGGTATGCAACAAAAACAACCTGGTATTGGTGACATGAGATACAATGAAGATGTAGCTTACGATGAGATACGTGATATTTTTAACAAAGGTGCTGAAGAAGATATAAAAAGACAACAAATGCAATCAATAGCAGAAGCTGGTGGTGTAGCTAATTTAGCAAAGGGTGGCCGTGCAGGTTTTAAATTAGGATCAGTTAGAAAAGGTGTGTTGTCTTTGATAGAGGAAGGTGTAAAAAAGACACCAAAAGATACAACCACAGAATTAGATAAACTAATTAAGAAAACACTTGATGAGGATCTATTTGATAAGAAAGATAGAATCGTAGATTCGATAAATATATCAGAGGCGAAGAAAAGAAGAAACTATCCATACAACATGCGAGTTCAAGAGGAACCGAAGAATCTAGACTTTTACACAGCTATTAAAGAATCTAATTTTAGAACCAAGACAGGTCCATACTTTGACAGAATAAGAAGAGCTAGAGAAAATAAAGCAGGCGGTGGTCTATTAAAACAGGCAGGTGATAGATCAGGTCCGCCACCAGAGTCGGGACCGATGTCTCAAGGGTTGCAAGGTCTGATGAAACGTGGTATGAAAATATAGGAGTATTAAATGGCAGAAATAGATAAAGGACTCCCGAACACTAGAACCGAGATAGAGGTGCCCTCAGATGAGGAACTTGCTGAGGTTAATGTTCAGGAACCAGTAGAGCAAAAAGGACCCGTAGAGGTTATCCCAGAAGAGGACGGCGGCGCAACAATAGACTTTGAACCGGGAGCTATAAACATACCTGGCACGGAGAATCATTTCGATAACCTAGCAGATATATTACCCGATGATGTTTTGGATCCGATCGGTAACGACATGGTTCAGAATTACATGGATTATAAATCCTCAAGAAAGGATTGGGAGCAATCTTATAAACAGGGTTTAGATCTTTTAGGATTTAAATACGAGAATAGAACAGAACCATTTCAGGGAGCGTCAGGTGCAACACACCCGGTGTT